TTGAAAACAGCAGGCCCGGTGTTAAAGAACAAAGCCAACAAAAACTTGAAAATTTAGTGAAATACGCACAAGATTTAAGGGACCGGTTGACCGTCAATACACCCAACGTATTGGACGACATGCCCGCTAGTATTTCTAAAAAGTATGCTGAGATACAAAGTCTTGGCGTAGTTACTCGAATCAATCCTGAGACAAATAGAGTGGAGTTAGCGCCTACTGACTTAATGGGCGCAACGCAAACGAATGCCCAAGAAGGAGCGGCTCGAAAGAAATTTAACGACGTTCAAGAGTACTTCAACGATTTTGATGACACCCCTAGTTTAGGTGATCCTGACGATACTATTAGTACTAAAGAGTTGATTGCCGCTCGTGGGGAATGGCTTTCACTTATGAGGAGCCTTAACGGTGGCGCAAGCCCTGACAAAAACAAGGCTCGCATTGCAGGTGAATTCTCGGAGTTGTTATTAGACGTAGTAGAAACCCTTCCCTTTGATCAAGAGACTAAAGCAGGGCAAACACTTGCACGGGCCTACAGTAGCGCGTTTAACGATGTGTTTACACGCTCTTTTACTGGCAAAGGTACCTTAAAGACTGGTACTGGTGAACGCAGGAAGCCCCCCGAGCTTCTTCATAAAGAATTATTCTCAGGAGGAGCCGATGCTTTATCCGTTAGATTAGCGGATTTTGATAACATGTTTGATTTTCTTAAAAAAGAGGGAATAGACACAACTCAAACAATGTCTGATGGAACCATTATCGACACTGTGACTGATTCACGGGACCTGATGAACCGCTTGTTAGCTAACTATGCTTTTGGTAAATTTTCTAACCAAGCGGAAGGTGAAATAACACAGTCAACATTAGATAATTTTCGAGTGCAATTTAAAGACATTTTAAGTCGTCCAGAGTTTCAGCAAGTAGACGAAGCTTTAAAAGACGTTGATTCGGCAAAAAAACTTTACAATACAACAATGTCTCAACAAGGTGCTGAAGAAAAAAGGTTAAAAGGATTAGTTAGTTTTAAACAGCTAACTAGCGATGCTACCGAAAGCCCCTCTACAACTATAAACAGTGCCATAGGTGGCTCAAATAAAAAACCTATGGAGAGTTTAAAAAATCTTTTAGAAGTTGTGGAAAACAAAGACTTATCTCCAGAACAACAACAAGAGGCAAAAGACGGGTTGCGATACGCCGTACTCGATTGGGCCATAGATAAAGCGGGTGCTAATACTTATACGGATGGTAACAAGGTTGCTTTTAAGCCCTCTAAAATGTTCCAGTACCTGTTTACCCCCATACCCAATGCCAAAGGAAAACAATCTTTACTTACTGTAACCGGTATTCCTAATAAAGATATAACAGCGCCTCTTAAATTTAAATATGGCGGCTGGCTTGTGGATAACGGGCTAATGGATGCAGATCAAGCCGAGCGAATTCATAAAAGTCTTATAAAGATGGTTGGATTTGAAACAGAGATTGAAGCCGGGAATGTTAGTTCTCTTGTGTCCGAAGCTGGTGCCATGATGGACTTGTACCTTACTATGATTGGTTCTGCGGGTGCTACCGCAACTGCGGCAAACTTAGGTCTTCGCGGGGGCACTGGAAACATTGCTATCCCGGCTCGCGGTGCCCTAATTCTTCGCAATTGGTACAGCAAACTTGGCATTACTGATCGTCCTAGAGTCTTGGCCGAAATGCTTGAAAATCCCGACTTGTTTAGTGCCCATCTTAAAAAGGCACTAACCGAAGAGGACGCTGAGAACATCATTAGTTCCATAAGCAAGCAGTTTTCGGCAAAACTTGGTATTACATTGCCTAGAACCTCGGCAAGTGTTTTAGTTAGTGATCCAGAAGATGTTGTAAGTGATGATGTGGGCCGTCGAGAACCACAACCACAAGCACAACCAGTACCCGAACCAGTACCCGTACCACAAGCACAACCAGTAACCCAACTTCAGCGACCAGTGCCTCCTCCCACGATGGCACCGGCTCCTGTTGCACCGCCCACGGCCCCTAGTGGGCCTGTGGACCGGTCACAGTATGCGGCACTGTTCCCTAATGACATGGCTTCTGGATTGATCCGGGCTAGTGATCAGGGAATTGGTAGCTTGATGACATGACCGAGAAGAAGAAAGACAATGTCTTACGGTTTGAGAAGAAAGCGGTGACAGCTAAGTTACCGCCTCTTCATTACACAGTACATGTCTATTCTAACTCGGGCCCTGACATGAGTTCTGGGATCAAGCTCGTACAGCACAACCCTGACGAGAGCAAGAAAAGTACAGAGATGTGGCTCGATGCCGACGAGCTAGAAGATGTGATCTACGTGCTAATGGAGGGCTACGCCTCTATTAAAGGCTTCGACAAAGACCCCCAGATTCATTGAGTTACGACATCTAGGTCTGTCTCTATCCAGACCTTTGCCCCACAAGACAAGGGCTTATCCGGGGAGTAAACCACCCGGGCAACGCACTTACCCTCCAGCATTACTTCGGCACTGTTTGTTTTGCGGTTCTGTGTATAGTCCTTAACCGTAATAACAGGCAACTCAGCGCCCTTGGTGTTGGCCCGGATGTTGTGTTGATTAATGTGGATTCTGGTTTTCATTCTATTGTAGCCACCCCTTAGTATCCTCGTTAAGTACCTTACCGGCGATGTTTATCTTATTACGCAAAGCCTCCAGTATCTTCTCATCAATAGTCGAGGGCGATACCAAATCAATATACGTCACCGACTTCTTCTGCCCGATCCGGTGTGCGCGGTCCTCGGACTGTAGCCTAATCTCTAAGTCATACGAGTTGCTGTAGTAGATCACAGTGTCTGCCGCAGTCAGGGTAATACCGTAGCCCCCAGTCTTGGGCTGACCAATAAAGAACCGTAGGGGTGAATCGGGGTCTTGAAACCTCGTCACAATGTCCTGCCGCTCGTCCTGCTCGGTAGCCCCATAGTAGGTAGCGACAGCTTCATAGCCAAACTTATCTCTCAACGCTTTAGCTATGCTGGTTATGTCGTGGGTATAGGTGGCCCAGATAATAGCCTTACCTTGCAACTCGTCGGTAACTTCCATCATGCTGTCTAGTCTACCGCTAGGGATGCTCTGTATCTCACCATCGTCGGGCTGTAAGAAGCCACAGCAAATTTGTTGCAAACGCATGATCTGAGTCAGGACACTGGCCGTAGTGGCTAACTCCCCATTAGCTAACTTAGCTAACGCAAGCTTCTGCATCTGCACGTAAAGCTTGGTCTGGTCAGGTGTAAGCGGTACGTTACGCTTTATATACACCTTGTCAGGCAGGTCCAGACAGTCCTTCTTTAGTACTCTGTTGCTAAACCGCTCCAGCTTCTCTGTTAGTTCTTCTAACCGACGGTACCCTGTAATCTCTTGGAAAGACTTGGCACCCATAGTGCGCTTAACCACAATGGAGTAGCGGTTCTGAAAGCCGTAGTAGCTGTTAAAGCCCAGTGCGTCAGGGCTCAAGAACAGGCACTGGCTGAACAAATCCATAGGAGACTTGGTGATAGGGCTCCCGGTCAGGATGCGCCTGTACTTACTTAACTTTCTGAGTCCTATAATGTTCTTAGTCCTCAAAGCCTTACGGTTCTTGATGGTGGTGCTTTCATCCACAATCACGAGGTTATTCAAATGCTTCTTACAGAACTCATAAACAATTTGAGTGGCACGGGCCGTGGAGAAAGCCTCGGTGTTTATAACAAAGATTTTAAGCGCACCACTGTCATCCTTAAAGAAAGCATCCACTTCCTCTTTATACTTCTTAGACGAGTTAGGTGTCCAACGTAGTATAATGCGCTCTATACGGTCCGGCACGTGGGCAGGAATCTCGCCGCGGGACCAGTTGTCATACACCCCTTTTGGCGCAATCACCACACAAGCATTTATTCTATCCTGCTCGTACAGCATAGACATGGTGTCTAAAGCCACCTTTGTCTTACCCGTCCCCATCTCCATGAGAAGGGCATAATGTTCCGCGGCCCACGAGTCTTCAAGGGCGGTGCGCTGGTGGTTAAACGGTTGTGTCTTAAATTCAAAATTCATTTTGATTACCTGTTGACTTTTAATTATTATAAGATAATATAGGTGATTGTCAAGGCCCAAAAGGTGCCTTTAACAACGAAAGGAAAGATGTATGAGTGATTTAAACAAGCTACTTGGCATGATGGAAGAGGAGCATGACAGCAAGAACTCTTCTAGTGTTGAAAAGGTAGATCAAGCAGGCCTTAGTTCTGTGGCCGACCTAGCAAGAGCAATCCGGGCGAAAGAAGGCACGATTGCACAAATCGAAAAACAACTTAAAACCGAGAAAGACCAGCTTCTAAAGCTAACCGATGAAGAGATGCCGTCCATGTTAAGTGAGTTGGGCATATCAGCTTTTGCATTAGACGATGGTTCTCAGGTACAAGTCAAGTCAACTTATGGTGCTTCTATCCGAGTATCGGATCGACATGATGCCTTTAACTGGCTTCGCGACCACGGCTATGACGATATTATCAAAAACACAGTGTCCTGTTCTTTCGGACGCGGTGAGGACGATAAGGCAGGTGCGTTCTCTGCTTTTGCTGAGAAGGAAGGCTTTTATGCCGAGCAGAAGACAGAAGTGCATTCGCAGACATTACGCGCCTTTGTTAAAGAGCGTGTAGAAAATGGTGATGAATTCCCGATGGAGCTTTTTGGAGCTTGGGTCGGTCAACGTGCAACTATCAAGAAGGGGAAATAAAATGAGTAAGGCACCTGTAGTAAAAGAAGAAAAAGCAGTAGCGGTAACAGTATCATCCATGTTCGAGGAAGATGCCGGTAAAGGTATGGAGAACATGGGCCAAGAAGATTTGGCACTACCGTTTCTCAAGGTACTCTCTGGTAACGATCCTGTACTGGATGAGAACGATAAAGCCCGTAAAGGGGACATATACAACACTGTGACGGGCCAGCTATACAAAGGCTCTGATGGCATCAATGTTATTCCATGTGCTTACCAGCGTCGATTCATTGAGTGGTCACCACGCGGTGAGGGCAGTGGCGCACCTATTAACATCTTTGAGCCTAACCAAGAGCGTCCTAAGACTGAGCGTTCTCCTGACGATAACAAAGAGTACGTAGTTGGCGGGACTGGTAGCTACATCGAAGAAACGCATCAGCACTTTGTGGTTGTACAGAACGAAGACGGCTCTGCCGAAACTGCTCTGATCGCAATGAAGTCTACGCAGTTGAAGAAGTCTCGTAAGTGGAACAGCATGATGCAGTCGGTACAGATGCAGGGGGCAAATGGTCCATTTACACCGCCACGTTATAGCCACGTGTATCACATCAAAACCATTAAGGAAGAGAACTCCAAGGGTTCTTGGCATGGTTGGGAGATGAGCCGCGTTAAGCAGGTAGATAGCGTAGGAACTTACACTCAGTGCAAATCGTTTGCTGAGTCGATTACCGCAGGTGATGTGGTCGTTAAACACTCCGATGAACGTGCAGAGACAAACTCCGATATTCCGTTCTAGGGATGCTTGTATCTTGGGGCGGCACATGCCGCCCTTTTTTATCTAATCGGAGAATCACATGGTAATTGAGCAATTTATGTCCATCTTTGATGGGCTACAGGAAGCATACGGTACCTTTCGTATAGAAAAGCAAGCCGCTAACGGTAAGGCTCAAGGTAAGGCGGGCGTTGTACGCGAACCACGGACCATGCTGCTGTGGGAAAACCACTTAGGTGGTCGCCATGGAATTGGCATCATTCCGATTAACGAGGACAACAACTGCAAGTGGGGTTGTATCGACGTTGATCAGTACCCTTTGGACCACACCTTGTTGGTTTCAAAGATACGCAAGCTAGACTTGCCCTTAGTAGTGTGTCGATCAAAATCTGGCGGCGCGCACTGTTTCTTATTTACAAACGACTGGGTCACCGCTAAAGACATGCAGAAAGCGTTGCAGTGTATGTCTGCCGCATTAGGCTACGGCGATTCAGAGATATTCCCAAAGCAGATCAAGCTTCACCTAGACCGTGGTGATGTAGGTAATTTCTTGAACCTGCCTTACTTTGACGCAGAAGACGGCCTACGGTACGCAATTAAAGACGATGGTACGTCAGCTACCATCGAAGAATTCTTTGAGATGCACAAGAAATATGCTCAGACATTGGAGCAGGTGGTCGCTCTACAGGTAGTAGAAACCAAGAAATCCTCACTACTGATAGACGGGCCACCCTGCTTGCAAATACTCTGCTCGAACAAGATCAGCGAGGGTGGGCGTAACAACGGCCTGTTTAACCTTGGGGTCTACTTACGTAAGGCTTACCCAGACTCTTGGGAGTCAGAGATACTGTCATACAACATGCAGTACCTAGAGCCCCCGCTTCCGTTAAACGAGGTTAATGCAGTAGCGAAGCAGTGTGGTCGAAAGGATTACGCCTACAAGTGTTCAGATGCCCCTGTTAACGCACACTGCAACAAAGAGCTATGTCGCACTAGAAAGTATGGTGTCGGTGCCGCTATCCAAGGGGCATCCATAGCTAACCTGCGTAAGTACGACTCGACTCCCCCAGTATGGTTTATGGACGTAAATGGAGAGCCTCTGGAGCTAGATACTGAGGGTCTGTTAAGCCAGCCCGTGTTCCAGAAAGCCTGTATGGAGCAGTTAAACTTTATGCCACGCTCAGTACAGAAAGCCTCGTGGGAAAGCCGTATCAGCACGTTGCTCACGGACATGAAGGATAACGAGTCCGCCATCATGGAAGTAGCGCAGGATGCCAGCACCAGCGGTCAGTTCTACGACTATCTGGAAGAGTTCTGCCGGTTCCTACAGCAAGCGCAAGACAAGGAAGAGATACTGTTACGCCGCCCATGGACCGACGAGGAAGAAGGCCTCACCTACTTTAGGCTTCGAGACTTCGAGGGGTTCTTAAAGAAGAACAAGTGGTTTGATTACAAGTCTCATAAGATCGCCCAGCGTCTGCGAGATATTCACGGAGAGTCAAAGGTATTAAAGATAAAAGGTCGCCCTGTGAGGGTCTGGTCTGTACCTGCTTTCGACAAAGTAGACGTTGAGCTAAAGACACCTAACTTTGGTGGATCAAATGAGGCACCCTTCTGATGGAAGAGAAAATAGATAGAAATAAAGAAATATTTAGACTGTGGAACGAAGAGCGCATGACTCAGGTCGCTATCGGTAAGCAGTTCAATCTCACCCGGGAGCGCGTCAGACAGATAGTTCAGCGTCAGCTTAACCGGTTAATTTTAGCTTCGGAGAAATAGATATGTCTATCAAGATTGAAAAGAACGTCCCGTTAACGAAATCATACGGTACAGGTAAGTGGTCCATCGTTTATGAGATGGAAGAGGGCGATAGCATCCTGTGTAAAGATTACCAGCAAGCGTCTACGCTGGGCTCTTCTATCCGTGCCCGTAGGGACGATAAC